AACAAGATCACGTTATCCACGCCCTTGTTGATTGTTAGTTTTTTTGCGTACACTGGTTCCCACCTCCGGACAAATACATCACCCTCGCCTGTGGTGTCTATTAATAAAATTCTCTGGATCTGTTGATAAATGTAGGCGGTGGTTGAGTACATAGTTCCAAATATTTACCTAAAAGTTTACTGTATAAATAAACCGAATGAAACATATGGGCAGTGACTTATTTCAAAAATTAGCAGAAAAATATCCGTTTATAACCTTGTGCATCTACGCAAATAACGAATATGTAGGAATAGTACAAAATCGTGATGACGCAATTACCACTATCTACGACTTTGGGGCTGTGACAGACCAGGATAGCAAGCGCAGATTTATAGATCTAGCCAACACTTGGTGGTGGGAAAGCAATCGTAGCATTCCTATAAACATATTCCTACGTGGAGAGTGGGAACTGTTCCGTCCCACGTTGAGAACGTTTGCCAACAAAGATCTGGAAATTTTGCATGGCCCAATATGCAGTTTAAACGATATTGCTCGCAAGAAGAGCAAAAGGAAGAGCATCACTTTAGTGAGAAGAGTAGATTAATTCTGATTCAACAGATTCATATGCAAGGCTACCAGAGCCGCATAGGAAATACTGTGACTCTTTTTAAAAGTATAACCTTGTGAATCATCTCCATCCCAAACACTAGCAAATACTTCTGCCCAAGGGCGTGTTTGTAAATGTGCTTTGCCTGGACGAATGATACTAATAAAAGCCGCCATCCTGGGTATTGAGTCTGGCTTCATTGCTTTTAGTAAATCTGTGTAATTTCCCACATGCACCAATTGACTGGCCCACTCGCGATCAGTCCAAAGTCGTGACCAAGGTGGTGTTGCAGTCAACATTTGTTCGTAGTGTGCAGGATCACGTATCAACTGATACACACCCATGTTCAAGAAGTCCAGTTTAAAGTATCCGCGCTGTTCAGCAGTTTCATAATCCAAGGCCGCACAACTATTAAAAGGGTCACGCGGTATGTTGGTCACATACACACCCGAGTTATGCTTTCTGCCATTGCTTTGTCGTGCAGGTGTATGCTGAACAAGTTTCAGCACCGTTTCTCTGTCAGCAAAGTCAATGTCAATATCTGCGCTCATCAATATATCCGTTTAGCAACAACACTTCTTGGAGACTGCGAGTTAATAAATTTGTATCTAATTTTTTTAGAACTTCAAAATTGTGCAGTGCTATTGGTATAAGTTTTTTAATTATATCATCTGTATTTTGAGTTGTCAACCATACCGCTTGTTCGAGTGCTGCCGTCCATCTTTCTTCATTGTTTTCGATGTTATCATAATCTTCGTTGATAATTGAATCAAATGTTTTAAATCCAATGGTTTTGAGATTTTTTAAAAAATATTGTCCAGAAATAGCAATAAAAAGACGTTGTGCTATAATAGGCTTTGCTGTTTTTTCTGTAAAAAAACTATATCGATTATCAAAACTTGTCTCGCAAATCAAACTGTAAAGTGTCTTGTTGTAAATTTTAAAAGGCAAAACTTGTCCATGGCCCATGTCAATATCAAAATATTTAACTGCGCATTCTATTTTTTTACCAACCCCACCAGATTGAGCATAATCTGTTGGTACTATAATTTCATTTTCCCATAAATCAGTCTGATCAAAGTTCCATGGGGAATTTATAAGTTCATGGTGGTTTGTGGAAAAAAAATAAGGTGTCTGATAAAATTTTTGGCTAGCAGTATCCTGTAAAAAATTTTTTACAAATGTTCTATGATATTTTTTTGTGCCATACATCACTTCAAATTGATAAGTTTTTTTGCAAAATGGATTTAATGTTTTTCTGAAATGATCTTGAAGCAATTCTTGATAGATATAAGCCGTACTATATAACCAAGGAAATACACCGATAATTTTTGCATTTAACAACGGTCGATTGATAACTCCATTGATAAAAAATTTAAAATTTGATTTATCAAACTTAATAATAGCATCATATATTGGATCCGCTAGTTCCGTAGAATATACCATTACTAAATCACATTGTGAAAACTTTTCAAGAATTTGGTCTAGATTGTTAAGATTGTGGTAATCTGGTTCTAAGATTGCAATTTTCAAATCATGGCTAGATTCAAAAAAATTTGATTCTTGGTCGCTGTTATAAAAATTACATCTTGTTAAATCAACAAAATCCAGAGTTTGAAAATTGTTTTGAGTTGAGAAAATACCTGCGCTCATTTAGTAGTCACCTTTTATGTCATTGGTGGTCACCAATGCGGCCACAATACGCACTCGTTCCTGTGCCTGCCGAACTGCTTCAAGTGCGTCTTCTACTGTTGGATGTTCTTTTGCCAACTCCTCAAGCCTTTTTTCTTCCGCCATCTGTTGTTGTGCCCAATCAATTGCTTCCTCGGCTGCTCCATTGAGTCCTATGCTGGCATGTGGCGTGTTTAATTCTAACCAAGTCATGCCATCATACACTTCTAGTCGTTGCTGATTGGTGTTGAAACGCAAGTTACCAACGCCCTGTGAACCAGCCTGAGCAGTCACATAGGTACTGGCACTTCCGCCTATTACTTGTATATACTTTCCACTAGTGTGAATTGCTTTGATCATATTACCAACCTGCCTTTACTAATATGTCCTTGGCATACTCTTGATCCGCTGGGTAGTTTGTGAATTTCTTTTGCCAAGCATCCGAGTCGATATAGGGCCACACCATGGCTACTTGTTCAGTTGTGAGTTCACTTAAAAACTTTTGTCCTGACTCCGAATTGTAAATCACCCAAGGACTAATGCGTCCTGCTGTGACAGCATAACATAGCGCATTGGTGTTGCCATAACGCATCCAATCATGTGAGGGATTGCCTGTTTCTTCTGCCCACTGCATACTGTATTCTATTGCTCGTGCCAGAGCATCTGCCACTGCTTCCACACGCAGGTACTCCACAAGATACTCTGTGTATATAGTGTCACTGCACCAATGATCAATTTTCTTTTGTGCCTTTAGCAACCATGACATAAAACGATCGGGTGCTACCACACGAGTGTTCACACAATAGTTTCCAAACTTGACAAACGCTCTGTAGTAAGGGCTGTCACAAAAGTCATCGTGTGTTTTGTTCTTTGCACTACCTTGCATGGTTTCATAGAACCGGATATAGGCCTGGAAACCCATGCGTACACCTGCTTCATCCTTGCTTAGACGTCGTCTTTTGGGCTCACATGCATGAACTGCTATGCTTGTTTCTCTAGCAAACGTTTTCTTACAATACTCGCACGTGAATGTCATTTTTTATCATTACCTGCTTGCTTGTTGTATTCGTCTATTTCTTTTTGTGTGGTGATTTCACACATGACATCTATTTCATCATCTTTGTAGTCTGGGTACATAGCCACCAATGCCTTGCGTTTGGCACTGAGTCCTGCTTCCTTCTTTCGAGGAGCGATCCAAGGATGTCTGGGCGTACCTAGCCCTGGGCTCACACTTGTGGCCATGAGCCATTGTAGTTGAGGATGTTTACTTACATCAAAAAAGTGTTTATTCAATCGCTCGTTAGTGGCAATTACATAGAACTCTTGTAGTTCACGTGAGCCTTCCACGGCCGAGCCCCAACGTATCATTAAATAGTTTGAAAACTTTTTCTTTTCTTCTGGAGTTAAATCGTCATAGAATGATCTGACTTTGCGATCAAACATACGCATTTCGTTGGCAATGTTTAGTTTGTCACTCATCCGTTTTACTCAATTGATATATCATTATAGCACGTTCCAGTGCATCTTGTAAAGTGGGATTGGTCCGTGCGGCACGTCGGATATTGCCCCAAAGTTGGTCTTCCATTATGTGATCGTGCAAGGGTCTACCGTCTGAGGTTCTTGAATCGTAATCTATCCGATGTCCTGTAATAGGATCATAGCCATAGCCTACCAGGGCACGGTCAGCAGGGTCAGCACCCAACTCTCGAGCATACACTTCATTGCCTGCACGTTCGTAAATGTAAGTAGCACCCGGTTTAAGTTGTCCCATTACCAGGCCTTGTTGTAGTCCACTATCTCACAGTTGCGACTAACATCTTTTACAAAGTACACACAGTCCGGAGTTTCGCTATCGTCTATGGGCACACACAACATCTGTCCGTTCTTGAGTTTAGGTGCATACCAAGCCACTTCTTGATACACGTCTACAATTTCTATGTTAGGGAAACTGGGTCGAAAACTTGAAAGTGGATTGAATTGGAATGCTCTAAATCCGCGATCATTGATTGATGTTAACGGTAAGATTTCCAGGTCGCCTACGTCAGGTTCACCAATTAGTATTTGCCAGTCCACAGGCATTCGGATTCTGTTGGTTCCTATCTGTAGCACTAGAGCAGGGGCATTGAAACTTTCCAAAAAGATTAAAGGAATATAGTGATAGTCTGGATTGGCAGGATCTGAATTGTCTAAGATTGCAAATCTCATGTCTTCTACCTGTTCAG